GGCTAACTGTACCATGTAATTAAATACTTTAGATGGTGATACTTCTCCGATATGACTTTTTGTAATTTTTCTTTTAAAATACGGTGAACTAATATATCCTTGTGTGTTTAATAACACCATTAACATATCAATATACGAATATACTCGTTTGAAAAACTCCGGAACGTTTATATTTCTTGTGGTTCCGTATAATAACTGAAATGTTATAACTTTACCTTGTTCATACTGATCTGGCGTTAGTTCATCTACGTTAAAATATTCTTTTCCTAATATTTCGTGTACTCGTATATCAGAAGAAAACTCATACTCTATCATTTCTGCAATTAAACGTAAATGAAAGCTTTCAAAATCAGAACTTACTAATACGCCATTATCAAACCTGCTTGTGTATAAATTTCTAGTACCGTCTGATTTATTAATCGCAGCAAAATTAACTCCGCCAAATCTGTTTGAACACCGACCTGTGGATGTGTATAAATTATATTGCGTATATATAAGTTCGTTTCTAATAAACTTATTCATTTTAGACCCATATTTTTGTACGAATTGTTCTTTTTCTATATGCAATCCATTATATTCTAGTTCGTATAAGGTTGGAATTGCAACTTCGTTTAAAAATTTATATTCAGGTTGATTGATTTTTGTGGAAAACTCTGTTATGATATTCCAGTGATGAGCGTTAACGCTTGTGATATACTCAACGTGTCTCATAATTGGTACACTTATATTTACTTTTACATGACGTTCGTATAATTGATACATTTTCTTATGTAAAGAAGTTAAGAATATAGATGTATCAATAATCTTATCAGTATACAAATATTCTAACGATATAGAGTCGTATAAATTCAATCCAGAATAGAACGGCAACATTAGTTTTTTATCAGGCGTCCACACCCGCTGGCATCGACTCAGGCTAGATAATATGCTTACGTCAAGTGTTTCTACGTCGGTATGATTACATCCTATTAAAAACAATTCTGGCCCCGTTGAGACACTAAAGACGCATAAGGTATTCATTACCGGATGCGTCTTTAAGTCTGATAGTATTGGTGTAACTAAAATATCTTGATTCTTACATCTGTCTATTAATAATTCCCACTCTATAACTGTTTCAATGAATTTCATTCACCCTGCCAAAATTTAATATAATCAGTAATTATGATTTTTAATCCTACTAATTTTTTATTAGCTTCTTCTACAAATAATTTGTTAGCAGTTTCTACGCCTGTATATAATCTAGTAGGTGAGTTTGAATTTGTCAAGCCCACCACATCTAAAATTTTACCTTTCACCAACCACCGCACTTCTACAGTTAAATACATAGAATTTGATTTAAGTGAATTATAAGTTTGTTTACTAACTTCTACAATTTCACCTGGCGAACTATGATGTGTTCTACGGCAAAAATATCGTAAAATTTCTCCATTTGAATTATCTTGTACTGATATAATGGGAGTGTGATATACTGTGTCTACCGGCAGCAATGATTTCGGTGGTTTGCCGACGCGGTTGTATATATTCATATTATCCATTAAAATACCTTGTTTGATCTACCGTTACCATCATACCATAACATTTTAAAATATCCTTTGATTTTAGTCCGCCAACCATTTGGCGTAACGATATCTATGACTTCAGTAACTTGAAACACACCATGCTTTTCAAACAAAAATGGAATTTTATCTACAAAAAATCCATCTGATATACTGATACCTGCTAATCCTTGAATTTCTACTGTAATAGACGTTGTTGTTGGAAACGGTGCCACAAATTGATTTGGAGTTGTGGAATTTGAATATCCATCTTTAGTAATTTTATTAATCATATCGCCGCGATGTTGTGCGATTAAATTCAATAATTCATCTCCAAACTTTTTTGTTACTTCAGCTCGGCGTAATTCAATACCGTTATTTTTTAACGTTGTTGATTGTACAATATCCGTGGGTTGTTGTGATGGTGGAGTTAACGGTGCGCCTGGCGGCAAAGATGCATTATTTGCATTAAAATTAGGTTGTGTTGCCGGAGTTATATTTTCTCCTGGATTTTCTGGATTTACCGCTCGACCATCAACCACAATTTTATAATGTAAGTGTGGTGCCGTTGATACACCTGTGTTGCCGCTATATCCAATTATGTCGCCTCTGCGAACTTGAACAGCGCCTTTAAAATTACCGTTGGCGTCTAGTAGTGTAGGATGAAATTTACTTAAATGTGAATACGATGTTTGTATACCATTTCCATGATTAATTGATATCGTATTACCAGAACCAATATTACTATATGTTGCGCTGTATACCATGCCATCCATTGTTGATACGATGGGGGTTCCTACTGCCGCTCTATAATCCACTCCAAGATGTGGCTTGCCTTTTCTGCCAACTGAGACAGCATCAGTGCGCCCGGCCGGTGCAAACGGCGACGTTACTATAGGCATTCCTAACGGTGGAATTCTAGTATTTAACTGTTGAAGTGCGGACGGTCTAATAGATCCAATTGATTTTACACTGTTACGAGTCGGTGTTATTGTTTGATTGTCTACGGTTGATGATACTGCTTTTGGAGTGTTTAATTTTTCACCGGCGCCCGTTGATGCGTTACCTAACACAGATGGTGTATTTCTAGTGCCGCCTGTGGAATTTGTGATGCGAGTGAATGTAGACAACGAATTTAATCTATCTGTTGCATCAATAGCTTCTTGTGATGGGCTTGGGGTATTACCGGCAAGACCAGAACGCCATAGTTCTACTCGTTGTCGTAAACCATCTTGTAAATGCGTCCAATTTAACATAAACATATGCGCACTAGTAGTTCCTAACAATGGATATCGATTTAAATATTCATTTTGTTTTGTTGGTTTTAGTGTCTGATACATTGATACCAAATTCATTTGTGTGATAAGTTCCGGTGGAAATGCACTATCAAACTCAATATCAAGACATTCACCTGCACCGCCTACATTAAATCTATAAAATTTTTCATTTCTATGTTGGCTACCAAACTTGTAATCAATAATTCTATACGTTGCAAGTTCATCATCCCAAAATAATTGTAACTGCCAGTAACCACCAACCGCATGATTCATTCTAGACAACACACTTGATATTGCTTGTCGCAGATCATGTGCACCCATAAAACATTCTCTAATCATGCCTGTGTTTAACAACACACCTTCGTTTATTTTACCTGCTCTACCGTCAGCAACATTAGGGATTGGAGTAAACTGACCAGCTGCATTAAGTTCGCTTGCAAGAGTTTTACTACCTTCAATTGTACTTGAAATTGTTTTGTTTAACAAAATCATTACTTCTGGTTCTGTGGATAATAATTCCGGGTGATATCCAATATAATCGTCTTCTAATATTGAACCAAATTGTGCATAATGGTTTAATTCATCTCTTACAGCTTGATTTTTTATTACAGCAATCATATCATGAAATAATTCTTTCATCATAAAATTCCATGTAACAAAAACGTAATCATTTGGATTTTGTTCTACGCCCGCGGCATCTTTGGTACTCTCGGATGTCTGTCCTGCAGACCATTGAGTGCCCAACGATTTAAAAATTCCATCAGCAGCAGGATTACCTAATGTTTGTCCAATAAATTCCCAATATCTTCCTAATTCAAAATATTCTTTAATAGATGTTATTTCAGATGTGTTTGATGATTCGTCACTTGTAACAAACGTATTATTAATTGATATACCCCATACGTTTTCACCTTGAGATACAATCTTAGTTGTACATTTATATATGCCTGTGACAGGATCTATGTTTACTTCAAAATTACCGACTTGTCCTACAATAAAATCATAGTTACCGTTGTTTGGTTCATTGTAATTATTAATTACAAACTGCCGGCCGCCTTGCGTTAATAATCCAGGTTGACCTGTAGCACCAATACACTGACGTAAGACATCAAATGTAGAACCATGATCTGATTGAAAATCTAACGTTGATGTAACAAATTTATCTGAAAATTGATTACCAAATTCTAAAATTACGTAATTTCCAGTTGATAAAAAATGATTTCGTAAAAATTCTAATTGACCTTGATTATAACATTGCCAGTTAACTGTTGCAAGTAATGGTTGACCTAATCCGCGACGAATAACCGATACGTTTGTTATACCTGGAATTGGGTGTGCTGCTTCCGGTACTACTTTTGCTAGTTGTTCAGTTTGTCGTGCATTTACTAATTCTTCTACGTTAGATACATTTCCTACTTCTCTAAATTTATCGACATCTGCACTAATATCGTCGGCAAAAATTAATTTCTTGTTATGTCTACCCGCGCTATTTTTAGATCTAGTATATCCATATCCTACAACTTCTCTACCCATACCATAGGTTAAGTCAAAAATATCTCGGCCGCCGGATCTATCAAATCCATGTAATCCTAACGAGAAAAACGCATAATCTTTATCAGCATCTTCCATGCAACTTGACAGTCGTAAAAATGGAGCAGCAATAGCTGTTGGAGATGTTGTATTTTTTCTTCTACGAAGTTCTTCAAATACGTAATCTCTAAACGGATTAAACTGTGGGAATGGCTTTCTTGAAGGTGACATAACTATATTATTCGGTTGGAATTCTAATATCAGTGCCCGGCTTAACAAATAAACTACCATTTACTCGTCCATTTAACGCAGCCAATCTCCACCAATCATTCGGCGAATCATATACGTTGTTTGCAATAATGTCAAGTCTATCGCGTTCATTTGCAATAATAACAACATCGGATAAACTTTGACGTACTATGTTTGGTTTGGCTGGCTTATACACTACTTTTCCATTTGATAATACTTTTGTTTCTAGATTTTGATATCTATCCGATGCTGACATATATTTCTCACATTAATTAGGGATTGCCTTTACCAATATCTATAAATACGCCGCCACGGTCGCCGCGATTATTGTCTACGCTAGGTGTTCTTGGTACAACAGGTGATGCAACCCGTGTAGCTGGACGTTTCGGTGTTGCTGGTCTACCTTGCCGAACAGGTTGTTGAGTTGGCGTTCTAGCAACTGCAGGACCTGTTGCACGTTTTCCATCAATTGTTGTAGCAACTGTTTGTCCTCGGGCCTGTGCAGCTGCCCCGGTGGATACTCTACCAGGGCTTGTTGTATTTCCTGTGCCTGCTGCAGCACCTGTGCTCGTACGAGATGGAATTCCTTTTTTATCCGGTGTGGTTTGTTTTGGTGCTACTGCTCTAACTTGTCCATATGGATAGAACGCATATAAGTTTGACTTGTCAATACTTTGCATTTGTTGTTTCTCAATAATACTAAATGATAAACTTACGGTAACTCCCATTGGTGCTTGGTACTTTTCGTCAATTTCCCAATTGTCATCATCAAATTTATATGACAATGATTTAATATATCCGGGCTGGTCTACAAAAATATTACCAATAGTTAGTTTTACAAACGGAGGTACTAAGAATCCGCTAACGTACTTTGATGGAAATGTCATTCCGGTAAGTCTATTGATTTTTCCCCATACGCTTTGCATTTCTCTAACAGAAAAAGCTTGCACTCTAAAAGTAAATGATAATTCTCTAACAACACCCACATATACAATATTACGTTCAATTCTGCCAATATATTGCTGTTCGTTAATGGTAGGCGTAACGTTTTCGGTCATATCTGTTAAAAACGCGCGAAACGGAACTATTATTTTATTAACAAAATCGTAGAAGAAAAAGTCAGTTGTTTCGCCTAGCGACGTTCGGATACTTCGTAAATCTTCATCAGTTGGCTGCGTAGATCCTTTTGTTTGTATGTGACCATACACCATTGTACTAATTCCATCATCGTGAAAATATCTACCACGTTGATTTAAATCGCCACGACCTTCATACTTAATATTTAATTCGCCAATGTTTTCTGGCATTACATCGCCGGCTTTAAATCCGCCACCAAAATTTAATGTTTGTTTGTTAATTCCGTATGTTCTATCTTGAGTTAAAGAATTAAATGTTTGTTGCCATGTAGATTTTTGATCATCAACGTTTAATTTCAAAGAATCTGATAATGCTTCGTATCTGGATTGTAACGCTAATTCAGGATACCGCATTTTTATAAATGCAGGATTTTTATCTATATTAGGTTCTGAGTTTCTTGAATTATTATTAAGACGAAAAACGTCATTTAACGAAAACTGATTAATCTTAGGTAAATCCGATATTTTTAGTATCTTGTTGTCAACTTTTCTATAAAAAGAATTTGATGCTGTTTGTTTTTGTGTTGATTCTTTCTGTAAATTTTCGATAACCTTACTTGATTTATTATTTCTTGAACTTACGTCTTTTAACTGTTCTAAATCTCGTGGACTTAACGGTTTTACGTCTGGACCTAATAATAATTGTGGCTTTCTGTTTAAAATTCCTATGCTTGCTTGTGGTACTATTGATGTTTGACCTGTGACGCCGCTTCGTACAGAACCAAATACTACACTGTTTGACATATATCTATCTATACCAGACTCGCCTAATTTTGGGGTGTTATCTGTGATAAAATAACGCCAACCATTTAATGAAGTATCATCACGGTCACCTCGTTGTTGGCCTGGTCCAGTAACATTTACACCTCTAACAACTCGTCTAGCGCCGCTGGTGATGGTAGTTATGGCGCCTTTAAGATTGCCGCGGCGTAATTGAGCTCCAGCAACGTCTAATGGATTTCCAAGTTTGCCGGCAGGTCGAAATCCTCTCCATAACATAGTAGAGTAAAATTGTCCGTCAAAATTAATTTCAGGTCTATCGTTAACTGCAAGAATGCCATCTTGGCCTGTACCAAATATAGATCGCACCGTAGAAATTATTCTGGTAATTCGGTTTGGTGGAATTAAATTGAATAGGTTAGACATACCTCTGCCTTTAATTCTGTTTGCAATTATGATATCTCTTGTACGTCGTTGTAATCTACCAGCAGATCCAATTTGACCGTCGGCGCCACTAGATCGTTGATTTAAATTATCTGACAATGGCGTACCACTAGCAGAACCAAGAGATCTACGTATTCTAATAGATCCAGGAATATTTCCAATCACAAATATCGGATTAATTACTTTACTTTCACTAAAGGTATTTCCAGATTGTAGTTCTACTTGTCTAAGTAAAAATACCACACCAGTATTTGATGTTATAAATTTTCTAACTCTTGATAGATCGCGTCTATATGAC